TTATTGAGACATGTACATTAAATACTTTTTCCACGTTATTCCTCTCTTATAACTATATTCTTTGCTTGTTTACTAGTACCTGAACATAATCTACATGAAGCACACACCACTTTACGTGGTGAACCTTTACCGTCAACACGGTCATTCTTATCACTTGGACACCATATCTCATCCGATGCTAGTTGAGTCTCTCCCTCTTGTGCTATCCGATAGTACCTAGCATTAGGATGTATTGCCCTTAGTTTTTCTACTGTGTTGATGTGATCCACGCTAGCCATTGAATATTCTAGGTGTCTCTTATCGAACCACGGCTCCATCCATTGGTGGGTGTAGGATGTATGCTCTATATTATTACCTTTTAGATAATCTAATAGAGCAGTCACTATACTATACGGAATCATAGCTGGGTCTCCGTAAGCACCGAACCTAATGGGTATACTTTTCTTTTGAAGAAGAGTAATCAACTCCCAATAGGCTATCTTTTTTATCTTGCCCTTTTGGTATGTCTTCCACAACATACTGGCTGCGAATGCCACGTTGACATAGCATTCATTACCCCTTAACGGACAGTCTCCACATATAGCTTTGTCTAGACCTAGCTTGATAGCTTCCAATGGATGTACATCTCTGAGCAGTATGTATATCTGCACCATGTTACCGGTCTTGTCATTGGTGCTACCATTCTTTAGTCCACTTACTATTACTATTATGTCTTGATGTCCACAAGGAGATGGGCCTTCGTGTATCAATACTGAATTGTCCACTATATCTCCTTCGTACTCTTGAAAGTACGGCTATTCGTTATTTTCCCTATCTATCATCATGTCTAATGCTTCTTCATATGCTACTGATACTGTCTCTTTAATCTCTTCCCCTACCTTAGATAAGAACTCACGTGCCTGTATATCTGTCCAAGGTTCTAGTCCTTTCTTTTCTCTGATGTCATGCACGTCTTGGTAGGTTAGGTGGTGGGCTGCATACTCCCAGTATCTCCTTCCCATTTTCAGCTCTTCTGCTAGTGGTTGGGTATCTTCATTCTTTCCTAACGGTTCAAGACATCTGTCGTGTCGTGTTTCATTTATCTCTTGTCTAGTCATCTGTCCTGTTTCTACTGTGCTGTAGAACCCACACTCTACACAATCCACGTATGACGTGGGGAAAGGTCTTGTCTCTCCCATCAGAGTAGCTTCCTCGTAACAGTTCGGACAATCTATATCTTCACTATATCCTGACATGTTATTCCTCTCTATATTGTGGAAGATTGTTATAAATGATGGGTGGAAATACATTAGATATGTCAAAATCGTAATTTAATGACAGATATCTGAGTGCTTCTACCACTCTTTTCATCTCATTTATTGTGTTCTGTGCGTACCTAGACCTTTGCATCCTATCGCCATGTATAGGGTGGTCATCTCCAAAGTACATAGCATGGTTAGACTCTATGTCTATTATCTCTGAGTCCCGTGCTTTTATTTCAGTGATGGCATCTTCACAGATATCTATGAATCTTGCCATATCTTTGTTCGATATTCTTGTCATCACTTTACCTCCTTGGGTGCTTTTACACCTAGATGTTTATAGATTGCGTCTGCCTGGTCTTTACTCAACAGAGGAGCCGTACTCTTGATAGTACGAGTAAACCTTCTGTCTATCTGTATGTGTCCACATCCACCAAACTCTGGGCATTGGACGTATTGTTTCCCACGTACCAGCCTACCCCAATTATTGTGGAACTGTCTACCACATTTCTCACAGTAATGGCGTTCTTTATGCAAGCCGTGTTGCACCTATGTTAGGTCTGTTAACTCCGTCAGTAAGCTTCTCTGCTATTTCTCTTAATGCATCTTCATCTAAAACTGGTACTCTGTACTCATGAAAGTACGTATAATTCTTCGTACTCTTGGAAGTACGGTGCTTTCTGCTTCTCTTATTTTTAGACATAACGTCCCCTTTTTAATATGTGCTTTGAATCTCGTACTTTCAATAGTACGAGAGTTTCAAACGCACGTAGTCCGACCGTGAAAGTGCCACGTGCGTGACGTGGCGAGTATGTGAGCATTGCTCAGCGTTATAGTAATAACGCTTGTGTTCTTCGTACTCTATATGTGGTGTGCGACTAGTACACCTAATTCATTTTGAATCCCTCCAGTTTATTAGCTGATTGCTCAACTTATTAGTGTATGCATTACGTACTCTTAACAGTACGTTACTTGATTTCTCGTTCCATAGTGGCAAAAGTTCCCTTCTTGCATATGGTTTCGATACTTGCGAATCTCTTCATGTGTTTCTTAATCGCTTCGTCATTATGCTCGGACAATAAGAATACTATCTGCTCACAGAATTTATTCTTGTCGTGAAGTTTACACTTGTAAATCACTTTCGTATTCTCATCTGTAGACTTCGAGACTTTCTTGCTAATTGTGAAAGCTTCGAGATTAGTTTTCATCTTCTCAACAATTTTCAAGAAATTTTGTCCTTGTTGCGATTTGCAAACCTTGAAAGTTTTTCTGCTATTCTCGGACAAGTCAGCTTCGAAACCAAATCTTCTGAAGATTGCGTTGCCTTCGCTAGTCCAAGCTCCGTTGTCATGTTTCAAGGTTTCCTTGATTCCCAATATACGTTGTCTTCCCACAATCAAGTTAGCAACTATGTTTGCTACCTTGTCATGCATCTCAACTTGAGAGTGATTCTTATTGAATCTGATGTGAGCGA